TCTGATCATCGTTAAGATTAGACAAGCTGATCAAAGCTGAACGGCGTACACCACCAACGACTACCACTTCACCAATCTTACACATGATGTCATGGCATTCAATAGGATATAGCCTACGTCCTGCCGCACCCTTAAACTTCTCAATACAGAAGTTAAACAATTCGATCAGCGGTTGTGGGCCAGATGCACGTCCACCAAAAGTCTTTAGCCTTGCACCTGCAGGACGTACTTCTGATACATCGAACTTAGGAATCTGACCAGTGTACAGCATAGCAATCAGTTCTTTCAATGACTTAGCCCAACCCGGACGACTATCACCTACTTTAATTACTGTGTCTGTGGTATGGAATTCCTCATTCACTACAGGAAGTTTCTCAATGTTGTGTCGTTCCACAGAGAAGCCGACACCTGTACCACACATAAGGATATACATAGTTTCGTCAAATGCACGTGGACTATCCACTGGTACATAAGAACAATTATATCCACCTACATGACAACGTTCCAATGCAGGGCCACTGGTCATCAGTGAACGCATACTTGGCATAATAGATTGGTTTAATACTGCTTCTTCTAGTTCAGATCTTAAACTGTCAGATAGCTTGTAATTATTATTCCTAGCCAAGTGACTAGCCATATAATCAAAATATCTTGATACGGTTTCATTCCATGTTTCTCGTCTTTGTTCATCTTCTTTCCACCTTGCATAACGTGATAGGGCTATAAAATTTTGATAGTCTGTAGGTAAATGGTTATTCATATGTCGCTTCCTTTCTGAATAGTGAATAAGACTCAAGTGTACCACAACAGGGTCACAGTTGCAATAATCTAATGCCCTAAAACTGCATTAATTCTTTTGCGAACATACTCTACTTCACCAGATTTAAGAACCTTGAAAGCAAAGTCACGCATATAAGAAGGATCAACGCCAGCATAGTCACAGACTACGGTGAAGTCTTCTGAAGTTACTCCGACTGATGCAAAGAACCAAGCAACTGCCCGATCTCTTTCAAGCACAGATGAATCTGGTTCACCCATGTATGAAGGTTTCGTGGCATCAAGCAGTGCTTGTAGTATAACGCAGAGGAACAACGTCTTCTCAGGCGTTGTAACCTCATTGATTATTTCATCTATTACTATTTCTTCTTTTTTCATTCAGCCATTCTATTGGTATACCTTCGCCTTGCTTACAGTATTTGAAGTCATACTTCTCACACCAATCGGCATAGGTCATCTTACCACCTTTGTATAGTTTACGATTAGGATTATCAAATACAAATCTAATGTCATAGTCAGAACCATACTGGTCACGAATAAACAGATGTTTCTTTCTATCTTCCAACATAAACCTGCCCTTGACTTCAAGTATGACACCATTAGGTAAGATAAAATCAGGAATGTATTTTTTATCTTCAGTCCATACATAACTGATTGGATCAGTCTCATACTTGAAATCAATCTTGTGTTTGATTAACACAGTGGCAGTATTATATTCTGAATTAGATCTGTACTTATGATCTATGTCACGCTTTCTTCTTTTATGCGGCATCAGTAATCTCTTCAACGTTAGGTGTCTTTGCTACCTGTACTAGGTGACGGACACCATTAGAGTATTGAAAAGATCTAATGCCTGTACCACCATTAGCATCGTCCCAGCATTTAAACTTGTATGGACAAAACACACATCCAATAGCAAGCTTCATATTACCAGATGTGCCATCAGGCTCTGGTTGGTAACAACGTTCAGGTGGTGTTGAAGAAGAAACCATGCTCTTAACATTCCGAATACGTTCAGATGCATTGATCATATGTACAGGCTGTACTTCCATTAGTGCAAGATCTGCAGATGATTTATCAATAGCAAAGAATGCAGCTTTGTTGTCGTTACCTGCTTCAGCATATCCACTGATCTGAGCAATGTATCCGAAAGGATCATCAGAATGTAGTGTTCCTTCCTTAAACTTCTTAAAGGCGTATGGAGAAGCAGACTTGATATCTACAAGGACACCATCAATACGACAGTCTTTGTGTCCCTTGATACCTTCAACCTCAACTTCCTCTTGTTTCTCTGTCACAGTGTGACCAGCCAGTTCTGTCAATGCAATCAACAGGGCTTCTAGGATATCTCCATATAGAAACTTGATACGAGTTTGACCGTTGATCATTTCCGCTTCAACATCTTCCTGCATATCATACCACAGTTGGCGATTAGGTTTACCTACCTGTGACATACGCAGTCTTGGTTTTCTTTTTTCTGTTGATGGTTCTGATAATGCCTTGCGAAGAATCGAAGACATTTCACTACCAAAGTTATGTAGAATATCTCTGTTCTGCACAGACGAAACGTTTGTACCATTCTCAAGAAGACTATATATGTCTTCAATAAGTGTATCTATCTTTTTCATTACGATAGTTCCTTTCTGGTTTGTTCGTTAATAAGCTTGGCTAAATACCACTGTGCTTTCTGTAGATCTTCCATACCATTCTTATATCTATATCTCCAAAGATATTTAATTATGTTTCCTTGAAGATAATACTCAAAGCCATCACCACAAGCCGCTTCGATAGCTTCAATACATTCTATACCTGAAGCATTGTAATGTGGTGGATGGTCTACCATATCCACATCTGATTGCTTGTTAGCTTGAACAGTTTTGGTATGCATCCACTGATCATTTAGTTCAGCTTGTTTAGCTTTCATAAAATCTTCATGTCTCATAAAGATGCTCCTTCTGTTTATTTAAAAGATGCTGGCGTACCCACCGCTAACACAAGCCAGCCCACAGACATTAACTAAATGTTCTGCTCCCGATTGATGTTGTTACTTAGGCTGCTGACGAAACACCAAAGTTAATGTCATCGTCATCGAAGGAAGCGTCTTCTGCATTGTAGCCGCCGGGAACAACATCAAAGTCATCGGCATCATTCTTGCCACCATAGGCCACAAGATTTACTACCTGTACAGCTTGAAGATCTGTACCGATTCCTTTTTTACCTGCATATTCCCATTCATAGGTTTTAAACAGGACGTTAACATCGGAACCATTACCAATAAGAGTACCGTGCATATCACGCTTCTGGGCATCCTTCAGTGCTGGTGCAGAATTAACACCACCATCTTTACGATTTACCTTACGCTTGATATGTACAAAGTTACCACGGTCATCACCCTTGGATTTAATTATAAGACCTAGCTTCTTAGCCTTCTCAACTTCACCTTCGTCCAAGGCAAGGTCAATCTGATAGGATGGTTCAAAGGTAGTGTTAGGTGTTGAGATAGATGCCCAATAAGCTTTTCCTGATAATACTGGCATAATAAATGCTCCTTTCTTTCTATGTGGTCTTAGCCACTGTTGTATGATTTGTGAATTATGACATAGGTAATTACATATGTCAACATATATTTAATGAGTTTCTGCCCAATTGTTTCCAATTTTAAATTCACTGTCCAATGGACACAGAACATTCAGTTCTTTTTCTACAAGCTTCATTGCTTTCTGTGTCATTTCACCAAAGCTTTGTGCTTGATCTTTCCGAACTTCAAACTGATACTCATCGTGGATACTAGCGACAAGGCTATAATCAAAGCCCTGTCGTCTAGCCAATATTGTTATTTGCCTTAACCATTCCTTACAGATAATTGCACCTGCACCTTGTAACAAAAGATTAGCGGCGGCGTGTTGTTGTCGTACCTTTAGAAGTCTTCCATCAAGACCACGAATATATCCAGTCTGTGCCGCCCTATCAATCTTATCACGCAATGATTTTAGGGCTGGCATATTAGACATAAACTTAGACATGATATCTTTACCTTCTTTAGCACCACCACCAACAATAGATCCGATCTTGAATGGCCCTGCGCCATAGATCAGAGCATAGATAAAGGTCTTTGCCGCATCCCTAGTAGGAAGACCAGCGGCCTTTTGATTCGCAGTATGAATGTCACCATTCACAACCTCTTCGGTAAACCTTTTATCTCCCATGTAATGTGCGAGACACCGAAGTTCAAGAGAAGATGCATCACATCCTAACAGTGAATACCTACTGTCTGTCGTAGTCCAAACTGCACGGCATTCCTTACCATATGGTGAGTATACCGCAGGGATTTGCGCCATGTTTGGACTGTGATGTGCCATCCTTCCTGAGATTGCTTTAAGGGTCATAACCCTACCATGAACCTTGTTGTCGTCAGCTACAACGTTAATCCATGATTTGATTTGTGATACCCTTTTTTGCAATAGCAGATATTGTGAAATCTTCTGAGCCTCTGGAATGTCTACACCATTCAGTGTACCTTCATCCACAATTGGATGTCCAGTAGGTGTGAAGCTTGTAGGCTTCCAGCCTTTTGCTATCAGACGCTTTGCAATCTGTTGGCGAGAAGCTGGATTAAAAATCTCCACATGGTCTTTCAATCTATTACCTGTCTTTTCAGAATACCTTTCAGTAATGATAGGTGGGAAGATTGATTGCATCTCAGATTCAATATCTGCCGCTTCTTCCGAAAGCCTCGCCATTAGACACGAAGCTTCTGGAACATTTAGTGTGAAGCCGTTGCGTTCCTGCTGATCAACGATAGCCCTGATGGTGTGTTCAAGTTCGATACTCTTTGTCGAATACTTCTGGATCATAGGCATCAAGTGATTGTACAGTTTCACTGTAAGCTTCACGTCATTCACACAGTATTCAAGCATCTGCTGATTGAAGTGTGTGAAATCTGAATAGTCTGTCTTTGGAAACCCAAGGCGTTTACCCCAAGCATCAAGAGAATGTCCATCTTCCATTGCTGGATCAACAAGCTGAGACAGGATCAGTGTATCCCGAACCTGTTTCAGTTTGATGTTACTTCCTGTCAGACGATTCAATGTAGGTGCATCGAAGGACACACCATTATGCATGATAAAAATATCATATCGTTCTGACCATTCAGGAAACTTCTTGATCGTGTCACCATGAAAAGCAAACACCTGATTGGTATCCAAATCTTGGGCAGCAATACAGTGGATGACTGTTGCGTTCAGATCATCTGTTTCTATATCTACTGCCGCACGTTTATTCATAGTCTTATTAACTCCGCTTTATCTACAGGAATATGAAAGAAGTGTTCACCTTTCTTGATGTATCTTCCTTTTGCTTCCCTTACATCTGACTGTTCAACAATGTAATCTTTAATGCGCCAAGCATATTGAAGATCACCACGAAGAATATAGAAGTTAAAGAATGGACGAGTATCCAACTGACGAACCTTATTGATAAGCTTGTGCTTACGATAAGGAATACGAATCTCTTTCCAATCTTTATTCCAATCTCCTTTCCAAGAGAACTTTATCTCTACTTCATTAAAGTAGATATTATCCGCTTTTTCGCTTTTGATGTCAACAGAAAAGTTTTCCTTGGCATCAAGTATTTTGTGTCCATTACGAGTAAGATAACCGATAATCTTTTTCTTAGCTGGATTATCAGCCATCTCATATCTCTGCCGTGAGAATGGAATGTTCACGGCTCCTTGTATTGGTTGTAACATTATAGAAAATCTCCTGTGTCTGTTGGTTCATTACCTGTTTCAAATGGGTTCTCAATCTCAGACAACCTACCACTTTCTTTATCGTAAAGCAAGTAACAAGCTATGCCTGTATCCCCTGCGTAACGGTTCTTCAGGACTCGTACAGCCGTTGTATTAGCTTCGATGGGGTCATCAGCCTGTTGGTTCCTTTCAAGGGCTATAACAGCGTCTGAAAGCTGGGCAATGCTATGTGATCCACGAAGCTGGCTAAGTGAGATAGCACCGCCTTGTTCCTGTCCTTTGTCACCAGACATACGGCGTAGGTGGGACACAAGAAGAAGACCACATTGAGTTTCCTCAACCAAACTGCGAAGCTTGGTCATCAGCATATCAATGTTCCGGCGTTCATCCCCATCGTCCAGACCAGACACAAGGATAGACAGGTGATCAATCACTACAAACTTACAGTCCATAGCCTTGACCATGTACCGAACCTTGGCAAGGATCTCATCTGTTGTGATAGAACCGAAGTGATTGAAAGCAATGATCCGTGGATTACGGATTGTGTCTTCAATGTATGGTTCCATTTCTTCACGGCTCATATTACTGCGAACCTCTTTGATGAACAGCCTTTTGTTTGCAGGGATGGACATCAGATGCCGCATGGTCTGCTTGTAGTTTTCTTCCAAGTGAATCAGACCAATGTTTGATTCGGTGTTCTTCAGCATATGATATTCAAGTTCATACATCATGCTGGTCTTACCTGCACCAGTACCTGCCGTAATGGTTACAAGTTCACCAGTACGAATGCCGTACAGCTTCTCATTCAATCCATGATAGGGATAAAGAACAGTGTCCTGATCTTCTTCCTCAAACAGTTCGTCAATGTGATCACAAAGACGGATGATACCTGCAGGTGTGTATGGTTTAGCATTCCACCAATCCCTAGAGAATTGTTCACGCTTGTTTGCTTTCAGGTATTCGTTAGCATCCTTGAATGTCATTGACATTACCAAGCATTTGTTTGGTTCAAAGATCTGAGCCACCTGATTCGCAGCTTTCTGTCCATGCTCATCACTGTCAAAGCACAGTACAATCTTATCGAATCCATTCAGGTAATCGTAGTTAGCTTTCACATCACGGACTGCAGACTGTGCGCCGTTCTTGATAGAAACGACAGGCCACTTTGATCCAAGCATTTCATAAGCTGACATGGCATCCAGTTCGCCTTCACAAACTGTCACAAACTTACCACCTGATTTGAATTTTTGTGAACCAAACAGGGATGCATCAGGTAGATTACCTTCTACATAAAAACCTTTCCTGTTTACTTCTCTTACTTTGTTAGCAATAAACTTTTGATTGGCATCAAAGTAAGGATAGATATGTTTTGTAATTTTATTATCAGATGACCATATAGTTTTAACATTATAAAACTTACAGGTATCTTCACTGATTGCACGATCCTGAATCGGGGTGATAGCACCATCAGAAAAATGTGGTTGTACTACGCCACGGATCGGGGCTTGTTGTTGTGGTTGCATACCATCTCCTTTCGTATAGGTTTGACATGAGAAACAATATTTACTGTTGTCATCGTATAACACATTGGCATCAGAAGATCCACACTGTGTGCATTCACCACGACTAACAACCCTTGCTTTATCAGAGGTATTCATCTTTGACTATTAACTCCTCTTCTGTGTACTCACTATAGATACATTTAAGGTTATCGGATTGATCGTAGACAAATAACATATTTCCATCTGTTATTTCTGTCTTAAATCCGACTGCTTTTAGCATCCTTTGTCTATCTTCTAACCATTCGACAACATCATCTGTCTCTTCAAATCTGTATGGATGTTTGTCTTTGGTCTTCAGCATGATTTGTTTCACCGCTTGTCTCCTGATCCTGTAAGTGTACCTTTTACCTGACGTTCAGCCAGCTTGTGAATGTTACTCTTAGCAACTTGCTCCAACGTAGTGTCTAACACTTGAGCCATAGCCGCAACGTACCACAACACATCACCAAGTTCATCACGCAAGTCATTGATTTTATAAGGTAATTCCTCAACATCATACCCATCACGAATAAACTTCTTAACTTTATTTGCAATCTCGCCAGCTTCACCAGCAAGACCAAGGGCAGTGTATGCATAGCCATCTCTTTTAGGGAAGATAGCAGTCTTCATTGCAAGTTTCTGATAATCATTTAGTTCCATGTGTAAGTTCTCCTTCCTTGATCCATTTCTGTGCTAACAACCTAGCGTGTTCTAAAAAATCTGTGACGTGTCTGCCAATGATCTTACCATTCTTTGCAAACAAAATTTCATATGTATGCTTCCACATACTTAGCCTTGTGTTGATGATTGAGATAGTACATTCACGTCCATCATCACCATCATATTCCTCAAGCAACTCATTCGTCATCCAAGTTCTCCTTTTCAAGTACACTAAAAGCAAACGATTCACTTTCAGAAATCATTTCATCTGCTTCCATCTTTGCTAATTTCTTAGCCTCTTTCTGATCATAGCCTTCATCAAGGTACTGATGGTACAGTTCCCGAAACAATCCCTTACGTTCTTTTTCCCACAAATTCTGCATGATAACTCCTTTCCTTAATCCTCGTTGTGAAGAACAATTCCTTTTACTTTTATACCTT